CTGCCTGACCCTGTTATCAGGCTGCTCCAGCGCCCCGCCCTCACCGGCGCCGCAGATTATCAGGCTCACCTGTCCGGCCCCGAGCCCCTGCCGGCTGCCAGCGGCGGCGCCACTCAATAACGGCGACTTGCTCGACCAGCTGAGCCAGACCGAGGCCGCCTGGGCCAGTTGCGCCGCCAAGGTCGATAGCCTCATCACCTGCCAGACACGACAACAAGGGAGCGAAAATGGAAAAGCCAAAACAGATCCGTGAGGTGCTGCAAAAGTGCATCCCGCTGCTGCGCCAAAACCCTGACCACATGATGATATTCGTCGACAAGGGCAAGCTGGTTGCCACGGGGGCCAAAAGCCTGTCGTTTGAATACCAGTACGAACTGACCATCATCATTGCCGACTTTGCCCAACATGCGAACACCATCATGGTGCCGCTGCTGGCGTGGGTTCGGCAGTATCAACCGGAACTGATGATGAACCATGACAAGCGTGAAAATAGCGTCAGGTTCGAAGTCGAGATCCAAAACAACGACACCTGTGACATCGAAATCAAGCTACCGCTCACAGAACGGGTAAGGGTATGGCAAGACGAACAGGGCCTGCACTATGAGCATCTGCCAGAACCACCCGAAGACCCTTATGACGGCATCACCTGGGAATTGTTTATCAACGGGGAATATCAGCCATGGCCGCCGACATCGACAAGCTAACCCGTTTTGCAGAACGGGCAGAGCTGATCCGGGCCAGACTCTCGGACAGGGAGCTGGCCAAGTTCGCTGACAAGATGGCCAAAGAGATGCGGGAAAGCAACGCCAACCGCATCAAGGCCAACGTCACCCCGGAAGGTGACAAGATGGATCCGCGCAAGTCACAGCGGGGCAACCGCGAAATCAAATTTATCTACACCACTAGTGACAAAGAAGTACGTCACCTCAAAAGCTGGCGTGGCACCCGTAGCTATATCATTGGGTTCGATATCATGCGCGGCGGCATTCGCACCTTCAAACGCTCCCGCATCAAGCGTTTTATCAAGCTCGATACCAGCAAGGGCGACTCCATCAACAAAAGCTCACTCAAGCGTAAGATGTTCTCTCGTCTGATCAAATCAAAATGGCTCAAAGCCAAGGGATACTGCGATCACGCCGAGGTCTCGTTTGCCAGCACCGCCGACAAGGTGGCCAACATTCACCACCACGGCCTGAAAGACAAAGGTAGTAAAGGGCAGGATATCCAGTATCCCAAACGCCACCTGTTAGGAATGGATGAAAAAGATATCGATAGGTTAGAAACAATGCTACTTCATTCGTTACTCTGTGAATAACTAATGATCAATCTGTCACAATAATCTATCTGCAAATGACTTGTAAACAGTTAAATAATTGCAGCTGTACAACTGTGATCTGAGGTCGATTTTGGCGTAGAACTATGCAATTTATATATAGACGAAGGTCAATATCTAACTTACATTATTGTTGTGATTTACAACCGTTACTCATTAAAAACAGCCAATATAGTTAAGATAACTTACCATATTAAACGCCAAAGGAATTAAAATGGAAAAGTTTTACGGTCAATTCGACCCACCCTTGGATAAATTTATATTTGAGCGATATTTTCCAAACAAGGACACTCTAGGTGTCTTTATAGAGTGTGGTGCTTTTGATGGCTTAACGGAAAACTCATGTAAGTTTTTTGAAGAAACTATGAATTGGAAAGGTTATAATATTGAACCTGTCCCTTGGATTTATGAAAAATTATGTAAAAATCGTCCTGAATCAAAGAACTTCAACTTTGCACTGTCCAATAAAAATGGTGAAGCCATTTTTAAAGCCGTAGATCATCCAACATTCGGGGTGGATTGTACAAATGGCTCATTAAACCATACTCAAGCTCACAGTTCGCTCCTCAAAGAAATTGGTTGCCAAATTGTTGAAACAAAAGTGCAAGTTAAAACTTGGCACGACTTCATTGCACAAGAAAACATAACCTACATAGACCTACTAGTTCTAGATGTTGAAGGACATGAGTTATCTGTAATTGAGGGGATGAGAGGATCTGCTGTACTTCCCGATATTATATGCATTGAAGTAGGTCATTTATGCTTCGATGACATTCGCAGAGAGTTACATGGGATTGGGTATACATACGATGTATCTTCGCATGTAAACGCATTTTTTATAAAAAATGACAAGTTACCTTTATTCTGTATTCGTAGGACCGATTACATACTACAACAAACAAGTCCTTTGAATGACATTAAAAAAAGATTGTCTGATTTGTCATTATGCATTGAAGAATTTAAGAGCGAGCAAGCTAGTATTTACTCTATACCTAAAGAAGATGACATTGATATCTGTGTATTAAAAGAAGAGAATTTAAAGCTTAACGAGCATTTATTGTCTCTTCAAAAGATACACCATGACATTACAAATTCAAAAGGGTGGAAGTTTGTCGAAACAATAAGAAAAGCCAAGCAACTATTTAAATAAGCTCCAAGCTTAATTAAAAGGCTTTAAATTTTAAATAAACTTACAGTATGGGGCTAATTATTAGCCTCATATCTCCGATACAGGTCCAACAAGAAGCTAACCTAATATCAATTTTAGCTTTGATTGAATTGTGCAAACTCTCCACACACTAACACTTTCTCGTTTTCCCCGCCATTGCCCAAAACAATGGCCTCATGCAACCGACCCCAACCGAACTCAAACGCCTGATCGACAACCTGATCCGCATTGGCACTGTCACCGCCGTGCGCTCCGGAGAATGTCGCGTCAAAACCGGCAACATCACCACCAACTGGCGGCCCTACACCACAGAACGGGCCGGGGCTAACCGTACCCGCCACCGCCTGAGCCTGGGCGAGCAGGTGATCCTGCTCTCCGTCAGCGGCGATCTGCGTAATGCCTATATCGTGGGCCGTCTCAATGCTGACCAGTTCCCCGAGCCGCTGGCCGAGGATGACAACCCGGATCTCGACCGCACCGAATATGCCGATGGCGCCATCATCGAATACAACCCGGCAACCGGGGCACTCAACGCCATCGGCATCAAGCAGGCCACTATCGCCGCCAGTGTCAGCGTGACTCTCGATACCCCCAAGACCATCTGCACCAACCTGCTGCAGGCCAAGCGCCTCATCTGTAACACCGCCAAGGTGGGCGACATCGAGGTGACAGAGCACAGCCACAAAAACGTGCAGCCGGGCGATGGCACATCAGGGGGCCCGGTATGAACTGGCTCGGCATGAATGCCGCCCATGGCCGCGCCATCAGTGCCACCGACCACATCATCCAGTCTGTGCGTGACATCCTGATCACCCCGGTGGGTTCCCGGGTGATGCGCCGCGACTACGGTAGCGAGCTCTTTTACCTCATCGACATGCCCCAGCATCAGGCCACCCGCCTGCGCCTGATGGCCGCCACCGTGCAAGCCCTTATCAACTGGGAACCCCGCATCACCGTCACCCGCGTCGATGTATTGGGCAGCGGCATGGATGGTGCCCTCACCATCGAGCTCACCTGGCAGCGCAAAGATGGCGGCGCCCTGGAGTCTGCGACCATCCCCATTCCGACAGGAGCCGCCCAGTGAGCAATGTAGACCTGACCCAGCTACCACCACCGGAAGTCGAGGAAACCCTCGACTTCGAGGCAATCCTGGCCAAGCGTAAGGCAACCCTGATCAGCTACTACCCGGCAGACCAGCAGGCAGCCATAGCCGCCACGCTGGAGCTCGAATCCGAGCCGCTCAACAAGCTGCTGCAGGAGAACGCCTACAACGAAATGATCCTACGGGCCCGCATCAACGATGCCGCCAAGCAGACCCTGCTCGCCTTTGCCAGTGGGTCCACCCTTGACCATGTAGCCGGTGAGTACGAACTCGAACGCCTGCTGGTCACCCCGGGCGATCCATCAGCAACCCCGCCCATAGATCCGGTGTATGAATCTGATGACCGCCTGCGCATGCGCTGCCAAATGGCCTATGAGGGCATGGCCACGGCGGGTCCAGTCAATGCCTACAAGTTTCACGCCCTCTCGGCCAGTGCCGAGGTGGCCGATGTCGCCGTCGATAGCCCCACCCCGGGCACCGTCAGAGTGACCATCCTCTCACCGGCAGGCCAGCCGAGCGCCGACACCCTTAATCTGGTCGAGCAGGCGCTCTCTGCCGAAGACGTTCGCCCGCTCTGCGATCTGGTGGCGGTCGAACCGGCCCAGATCAAACCCTATGCCGTCGATGCCACCCTCAACGCTATCGGCCTGGGTAAAGAGCAGGCCATTGCTGCCGCGAAAGATGCTATGGCCAAAACGGCCGCCGCTTACTACCGGGTCGGGGCCACCGTCCCGCTTTCCGCCATCTATGCCGCCCTGCACCAGCCGGGGATCGAAAGCGTCACCCTGCGTGCGCCGCTGACCGATGTCACCTGCAGCGCGCAGCAGGCCGCCAAACTCACCTCCATCAACATCGACTAAGGACAACACCATGGCAAACGCCCTCTATGACAAAGGCCGCGAAAAGTTTCTCACCGGCGCCATCAATGCCAGTGCCGACACCCTCAAGTGTGCCCTGCTCAAGAGCACCTATGCGCCAACCCTTGCCAGCGACGAGTTTTACAGCGGGATCTCGGCCCATGTAGTCGGCACACCGCAGACCCTCACCAGCAAAACCGTGGCCGCTGGCGTGCTCGATGCGGCCGATGTCACCTTCACTGCCGTGCCAACCGCCAACGTCAACTACTGCGCTATCTACAAAGATACCGGCAACGCCGCAACCAGCCCGCTGATCGCCCTGTTCGATACGGCGGCGGGCCTGCCGGTCAGCACCAACGGCGGCGACATCATCATCGCCTGGGATAACGGCCCCAATAAGATCTTCAAGCTCTGATGGCAACCTTCTATCCCGTTTGGCGCGGGTCACTGACCTATCACGACGGCACCCTGTCACATGACGGGGCAGCCCTCTATCGGGGCACCGTGCAAGGACCGGATGATCCGGCGCCGGAGGCCATTGCCGGGGTCAGTGTCGGCCTGACAGTGGCAGGGATAGAAGCAGGCCAAGCCGGAATGGCATCGCTCATCCAGCGCGCGAAGCCAACCGGGATCAGCCAGTTTGCAACCGGGGCCACCAAGCTGACCTGCCGCACCAGGGCCATCGCTATCACCGATGGCGCACAGGGCGCTCCAGCAACGACCATCCGGGCCACGTTTGCAACAATGGGCGATCTGCTCGCCATGGGGGCGGCTGACATGTCAACACAGATAACCCTTGTCGGGCTTGATGCGGGGATGGTCGGCACGGCGGGAGTAAGAATCCGGCTCGGTACCGGCGGGTTACAGCCTGATGTCATCGAGGTGCCGACCATTCAGCAACGGCTGGCTCCTGCAGGGTTCGATCTCGGCGCTATCGGCAGCCACAAGACCAGGGTGCGACAGACCGTCGGTGATCTGGCTGACGGTCAGCAAGGTGAGCCATTGCTGAAAACCAAGCTGGCGCAGGCGGCAACCGCCTTTACCGGCGCCATGGGCACACCGATTGCCAAGTACGCCCAGATCATCTACCCGATGGCGCCAGCCCTGCCAACAGCAACCCAGCCAGCCCTGACCATCACCCTGGCACACGATGGACTAGCCCCCCCATTGGTAGGCCCGTTCACCACCATCACTCGCTTGGCGACTCAAGGAGTCGATGCCGGTGGCATGGGGTCGCACAAGGTGCATCGCCTGCCACTGGCAACCCCAGCCACCCGGGATCTGCTGCCCCCCTCTGCAACCCGGCTGGAGCACCTGACCGCCGCCGCGCTGGCCTACAACCTGACACCAGAAGTCATTACCTCCACCCGCTTTGCCGACACCTGCCCGGCGCCGTTGCTGCCCTGGCTGGCATGGGCACGCTCGGTGGACTGGTGGGAGCTGGCGGAATCAGAAGATCAGCAGCGGGCGCTGATCAAAGCCTCGTTCCGATTACATCAACGCAAGGGAACCCCATGGGCCATCAAGGAGGCGCTGAACGTGCTGGGCTTTGGTGACAGCACCATCATCGAGCGCGCCACCGGCCGCCGCTATGACGGCACACTCAGCTACAACGGCAACGAACCCCATGGCGACCCGACCCGCTGGGCAGTCTATCGGGTCATCCTGACTCGCCCGGTCACCACCGAACAGGCCAACCGCATCAAGCGCCTGTTGGCAGAGATGGCCCCAGCCCGCTGCCACCTTTCTGCGCTCGATTACACCCGGGCGCCCGTTACCTACAACGGCGCCGCAACCTACAACGGCAACTACAACCACGGAGCCTCGTGATATGGCGAATTTACAAGAGGTCGTCAGCTGGGAGGCTGGCATCTACCAACTCGAAACCGGTGATCCGGTGCTGGGCGGCCCGGGCGGCATCTCCAACAAGCAGGCGCAAGCGCTGGCCAATCGTACCGCCTACCTGAAAAAACACGTCGATGATATCGAGGGAGGCAACACGGCGGCGGGCAAGGCCAACAAGCTCAGCACCGCCCGCAATATTGCCCTGGCTGGCGATGTGACTGGTCAGGCGGCATTTGATGGCAGTGGCAACATCACCATCACCGCCACCTATAAAAACTCAGGAGTGTTGGCGGGTACCTATCGCTCGGTCACCGTCGATGCCAAGGGCAATATCACCGCCGGCAGCAACCCCACTACTCTGGCGGGCTATGGCATCACCGATGCCGTCCCCAGCGCACAGAAAGGCGCTGCCAATGGGGTGGCGACGCTCGATGGCAGTGGTAAGGTCCCCGTCAATCAGATCCCGGCCACGGCTATCACCGACACCTTTGTCGTCAACACCCAGGCCGCCATGCTGGCCCTGACCGCCGAGGTCGGGGATTTGGCTGTGCGTACCGACCTCAACAAGAGCTTTATCCTGCGGGTAGCGGGCGCCGCCACCCTGGCCAACTGGCAAGAACTGCTCACCCCGACCGACTCGGTGCAATCGGTAGATGGCATGACCGGTGCGGTAACCATCGCCACCGCCAGTGAAGCCGTGAAAGGTAAGGCGCAGATCGCCACCCTGGCAGAAGTGAATGCCGGTACCGATGACACCAAATTCGTCACTGCCTTGAAACTGGCAAATATGGGCATTCAAAAACAGCTCGCAACCTTCAAACAGGTGGGCGTGACCCACTGGGTGGTACCAACCGGCGTGTATAAAGTCCTGGTCACTGTGGTCGGTGCCGGCGGCGGTGGGGGTGGCGCTAGCTCAGCGAC